GTTTAAAACCCAATCAATTAAATAAAAGACGTAGGTGGTTGATAGATTTGTGTACTGAACAAGGTTACAATTTTACAGATAGATTACATATAATAACTTATGGAGATAAAAGAGGTGTTTAATGATTGTTGATTTAATTGGTTGGTTAGGAACAGCGTTGATAATGTTAGGTTATATATTTAACGCTAAAAAAAATAAAGTATGTTTTTTAATTTGGGGTTTCGGAAACATAGCGTTTTTAATATATGGTTATTTTATAAATGCAATACCACAAATTGCTATTAGTGTGTTTGTAATAGGTATGAATGTTTATGGTTATAAAGAATGGAGTAAAGATGAATAAAGAGGTTGTATTAAGTATTAGTGGAGGCCTAGATTCTACAGCGTTGTTAGTTCACTTGCTAGATAAAGACTACGATAGAGTTCACGTAATTAGTTTTTATTACGGACAAAAAAACGAAATAGAATTAAATAAATTAGATTTAAATTTAAGATATCTTAAATCTCATAAATTTGATATTCAACATACTTATATGAATTTATCAAGTTTTATGGGTAAGTTTAATTCATCATTAACAAGTGAGGGTATTTATATACCAAAAGGTAAAACTGATGAAACTAAAATGAAGTCAAATTTTGTTCCAAATAGAAATGCAATATTCTCAAGTTTAATTTATGGTTATGCTGTTTCGTTAGTAAAAGAAAAAGATGTTTCTGTAGATATTGCTTTAGGTGTTCACGACGGTGAACATACAGTACCACCAGATTCTACTCGTTTATTTTTTGAGAAATTAGAAAGTGCATTTAAAGAAGGTAATGTAGAATCTGATAAAATAAATTATTATCTACCTTACGTAGATGGTTATAAACATTTAATTGTAAGAGATGCACTTGAGTGTTGTAGTAACTTAGGTCTAAGTCACGAAGTAATATTTAAAAATACTTTATCGTGTTATAACCCTATTAACTCAGGAAATTCTTGTGGTGAGTGTGGAGCTTGTAACGATAGAATATTAGCATTTAATAAAATAGGAATTAAGGATTCAATAATATATGACTAAATTAAAACATGCCAATGGAAATAGACCATTGACATTAGATGAGAAAGAAAAAATGATTCAAGAAGCTTCTGAACATTACGGTCGTTATATGACAGCTCTCGGTTTTGATTGGGAGAACGACCCTAACTCTTCAGATACACCGATGAGAGTTGCTAAGGCTTTTGTTAATGATTTAGCTGAAGGTGTTTATAATGAATCACCTAAGATAACTGCTTTTGATAACGTTGATGGTTACGATGGTATTGTGTTTCAAGGTAATATTAAACTACATTCTTTTTGTTCTCATCATCATTTACCTTTTATTGGTAATACTCACGTAGCGTACTTACCTACACCAGGTGGTAAAGTTATTGGACTTAGTAAGTTAAATCGTATTGTTGAGTTTTATGCTAGACGACCACAAGTACAAGAAAATCTAACAATGCAAATTCATAATCATATTAATGATGTATGTGAACAAAATATTGGTGTTGCTGTAATGGTAGAAGCTAATCATATGTGTGCATGTGTTCGTGGTGTTAAACACGATGCTACTATGAAAACTGCTAAGTTAAGTGGTGTGTTTAAAAAGACAGTTCGAGCTAAAGAAGAATTTTATGATTTTATAAGGGATTTAAAATGAAAGAATTTGTAAGTTGGGAATTAATAGATGATTGTGTTACTGATATAGCATTCCATCTTAAAAATACAAATAAAGAATTTAAAGGTGTTTATGGTATACCAAGAGGTGGTGTGATATTGGCTGTGATGTTAAGTCACAAATTAAATGTACCGTATATTGAAACTATAGATAAAGTCAATGAAGATGTAATCATAATAGATGATATAGCAGATACAGGAAAAACATTAAAAAAATATAAAAGTCATCCAATAGCAGAAAAAAATTATTATGTTACAATTCACGAACACGAACAAAGTATTATTAAACCAGATTATTCAGTTATCAATAAAGGAGACAAGTGGATTGTATATCCTTGGGAAACTGAAGAGTCAGAAGAAATACAGGATTATTTGAAATGAATTATAATAGTGATTTTAGATTTGACTTAGAAGTAGGTAAAGTAAAAGGTGAAACCAAATTTCACAATATGTTATCGGATTCAAAAATAGAAGTAAAGTTTGATAGAAAAACAAGAGAGACTGGTAATGTTTATATTGAATATAACTCAAGAGGTAAAGACTCAGGAATCATAACAACTGAAGCTGACTATTGGGTATATTTTATTCACGATGAAGAGTGTTTTGTAATATCAACGAAAAGACTAAAAGAAAAATTAAAAAAATTAAAACCACGAAAAATTCCAGGTGGTGATAACAATACATCTATGGGATTTTTAGTAAAACTTACGGAGTTATTAAAATGAATAAATTTATATATTTCCCATCATTCTCAGCTGGAGCTATGGGTAGTTCATTAGCTAAAAATGTTAAATTAAAAAATGATTTATCTATAAGATTTTATAGTGATGAGTTTCCAGAAAAGTATAGACATACAGATATATTGATTACAGCAGGGCATCATTTTAAAAAAGATGATTATAAAAATGATTTAGGACTAACAGATAAAAATCTTGTAATGGGAGATTCAGGTGGTTATCAGATTGCGTCTGGTGCTATCAAATGGGATATGTCTATTCGAGAAAGAATTTTTAAGTGGTTAGAACATAATTCAGATATAGCAATGAACTTAGATATTCCACCTAAGATAAAATATGAAGGTATGTATGAGGAATGTTTAAAGATTAGTAAAGATAACTTTAAATACTTTGCAGATAAACAATCTGGTAATACTGATTTTTTAAATGTTGTACAGGGTACAAACGACCTTGAATATATAAACTGGTATAACGAGATGAAAGAGTATCCATTTCAAGGTTGGGCTGTTGGTGGTGGTGGTAGAAATGTTTTTACTTTTATGTCAGGTGTCATGTCTTTATTACAGGGCGGAGAACATTTAAAAGATACAAATAAATATTTTCATATTTTAGGTATATCTAAAGTTAAAGATTTTCTTATGTTAAATCAGTTACAAAAATCTTTAAATGAAGTAGATTCTAATATAGTTGTTACCACAGATAGTTCATCACCAGATAGAGCTGTTGTATTCGGTTCGTATTACTATGGTTATGATTTTAGGAAAGCGGTATTTCGTTCACTAAATGTACCTAAGTATGACGAGTCGTTTAAAGACCAAGTATTTAAACATTTACCAGTAACTACTGAATTTGATAGAGAGTATTTAAGTGAAGCGTTAAGTTGGGATGACACTATTGAATGGAAAGGTCAATGTACTATGGCAATACGATTACATAACTTTATGGTATTTAAAGAAGCAATTGAAAAGGCTGAGTATTATGTTCATTGTCACGAGTACATTAAAAAACAAGTGTTATCTAATGATATGTATGAACTGTTAACTTCTCTTGATTTAATGGTAAAAAGTGATGACCCAAGAAAAGTGTTTGAAACGTATAAACCATTATACAAAAAACTAAGTAATGTAAAATATGAAAACGATATCATTGAAAATAAATTTTTTTAATAGGAGTAGAATATGAAAATGAGTGCTGAACAATTACAATCTAAGTGGGATGAAGTAATTGAACTAATTACAAATACGTTTGAAGGTAAACGTAAAGATAACATCTTAAAGATGTATGATTATTTTAAAGATAGAATGATGTTTGCTCCTGCGAGTGGTGTTATATATTATCACAATGCATTTCCAGGTGGTTATGTTTGTCATATATTAAATGTTACACGATTCGCTTTAGAGTTGTATGAAACATATGATAAGTTAGGATTACATACATCAGAATACAATAAAGAAGCTATTATATTCTGTGCCTTACATCACGATTTAGGTAAAGTAGGTAATTTAGAATATGACTACTATACACCTAATAAATCTGAGTGGCATAGAGTAAATCAGGGTAAGATGTATAACTATGATGATAGATTACATTATATGACAGTAACAGATAGAGCTGTTTGGTTGTTAAGTCACTTTGATATTAAAATGAGTGAAGTAGAATACTTAGCTTTGAGACTAACTGATGGTATGTATGAAGAAGCAAATAAAGGTTATTTAATGGGATACGGTGAAGGTAAGAATTTAAAAACTAACTTACCATATCTTTTACATAACGCTGATATGTTAGCTACTCGATGGGAAAAAGAACAATATATGTTTAGTTCTGATTCAGATATTAAATATGGTGAAATCTTAGACCCAAAGTTAAAAGAAGAACGAGAAGAACAAGAAGCAGAGTCAGTAAATAATATTAAACAAGCTTTATCAGAAGATAAAACACCTGAAATACTTTCTGAGAAATCAAAAGATTTGTTTAATGAGTTATTCGGAGATAAATAATGATACTGGAAATTCTATTAGGAGTACTTGTTATTGCTGAAGGATATGTAATCTGGAACTTAACTAAAAAAACTGAACTGTTAGAGGGTTGGGTAGAAACCTTTACTCAAAGAATACAATTGGTTCAGGATACGTTAAAAACAGTTGACTCAAAAGGATACTTTGAAACTGACGATGAAGTCGGTTCAATATTTGAAAGAATTAAACAAATAATAAATGAATTAGATAACCTCAAAGGAGATGAGATTAATGCCAAGTAAGATAGAAAATAATAAACTGAATAAAAAACCTGTTCGAAAGATTATGAAGAAAAGACGTAAAAAAAGTAAGATGTATTTTGGACAACCTGTTCAAGATGCAATTATTAGATATAACGAGTCGTCTAACCCTGCTATAAGAAATCGGATATATGGAGAACATATTCACGCGGCCTTTTTAAAAATGGCTGAGAATTTAATTCATACATTTAAGTTTTATTATTTTGATGTACCACTTGAACAAGTAAAACACGAAGTAGTATCTTTTATGGTACTACAATTACCTAAGTACAAAGCTGAAAAGGGTAGAGCGTTTTCATATTTTTCTATAGTGGGTAAAAATTACCTAATATTAAATAATAATAATAATTATAAGAAGATGAAGATACACGATGATATTGCTTCTTTAGACTTTAAACGGAATGTATTTGGTGAAAGTGAAAAAGAAGAAGTAGATGATTTCAATACAGATTTTGTTTCTCAAATGTTAGAGTATTGGGATAATAACTTAACTAATATATTTCGTAGACAAAAAGATATATTAGTTGCAGATTCTGTATTAGAACTATTTAGAAGACGAATGAATATAGAGAACTTTAATAAGAAAGCTTTATACATTATGATTCGTGAAATGACAGGTTCTAATACACAACACATTACACGAGTAATTAATCAAATGAAAAAATATTATTTTGGTATGTTAGAAGAATTTTCAGGTACAGGTGGTATAGATACTTCTAATACAGGAAGTATATTTTAATAATATGGTGATGTCAAGGTAGCTGGTGCTCCTCACGGTCTTCAACACCGTTGTGTAGTTATTGATACTACAAGTGGGTTCGATTCCCATCCATCACCGCTAATATGGGGCTGTAGCTCATTTGGGAGAGCGCTTCCCTTGCACGGAAGAGGTAGCAGGTTCGATTCCTGTCAGCTCCACACAATAGGTTATAACTGAATATAGTCGGCAGCCAGAGTAGCTCAGTTGGTAGAGCATCTCACTTGTAATGAGAATGTCGCAGGTTCGAATCCTGTCTCTGGCCCTCATATAAACAAAAAAAGGGAAGCGATTAAACTTCCCTTTTTTGTTGCTCTACATTGATTGTAGGAATATAGAGCTATTTCGTCCTACTTGCGAAATAGACCCACCAACACCAATAAGGCGACAAGCCCAGCGAAACCCGACTCGCCGAACTTATTAATGATGGATGTCAGGTTACCTATAACATTAACGCCAAAGATACCAGTTCCGAATATTACTTCAGACACAGCACCAATAGCTACAAAGGACATTAGTAAATGACCTAAATCATCTACCCACCCTTTGACTTGTGTTACGATTTCCTTCATGGTTTTCTCCCGTTAGTTAAGAAAAAAAGGGTCATCAGCTTTTTTTATGAACCGAGTAACCCTCAATAATAACTATATTGTTAACAAATAATAAATTCCAATATATATTTATATACGAAAGTTTTTTGGTTATTGTATATTTATTATTAGATAAAAACATTTAGGTAAACTATGGCTATAGATTATGAAATCTTTGATGGTAAATCACTATCATCATTATTTAAAGACATTTACGACAACACACAACATAATAGAAAACAACTTGACGTTTTAACACGTGAACTTGTTCAATTCATTAAAGACGGTGATTCCGCTGTACAGATGGTGCCGATGATAAAAGAGTACTTAGAGATTAATGTAAAGAATGATGACCAGCTTGTTAAGATGGCGTCAGTTGTTCAACGATTAATTTCTGCAGAAGGTAAAGTGGGTTCAGAAGATGAATATGGCTTATCAGAAGAAGAAAAAACACAACTCCTTTCTGGTATGGAAGATACTATAAAAGATTTACAAGTAGAATCAGATAATATACACAATAAGATAGAATCAGTAAAGGTAAATTAAATGGCGTATAGACGAAAAAGACGAGTGGATACAACTAAATCGTATTTAACAGGTATACCAACTTTTTCAAGAATAGGTTCGATGGTAAAAAAATTAATAGCTTCATCACAGTATGATTTTTTTGAAGGAGAAGCTTTTGAAGTTACAGAAGTTATATTAAATGAACCTGGAAATCGTGGTTCAGTACGAGGAACTTTTATAAATAACCCAAACCAAGAGATACTCGGTGGTGTCGTAAAATCTTTAACACCAAATATAACTACTGTTCCTGTAATTGGTGAACACGTAGTAGTTACAGAATATAATGGACAACACTTTTATACAAGTATTATAAACCGTAAAGGTTCGATTAATGAAAATTCTATGCCAGGAGCATCTGGTAATTATGTAAAAAATACTAAATACGGTGAGACATTTGAAAGAAAAGATGTAACTCCAATTTTTATTAATGAGGGTGATATAGTTTTTGAAGGTAGATTTGGTCAGTCAATAAAATTTGGTTCAAGTAAACAAAAACCTGTAATAAAAATAATAGCCGGTCATAGAGGAAGGCGGGGATTGGGTACAGTAGAAGATTTTAATAACGATGATTCATCTATATATTTACACGGTGGTATAGATAATAATGATTATGATAGTAAAAAAATTCAAATAAAATCAAATGATATATTTATTACTGGAAAGAGATGAAGTTTTTATAAATGCTAAAAAACAAAATACAATAAAAATGGGTGACCCAAGAGCACCAATGTTACCAACAGTTAATGGTCAGAAAATGTTAGAATTTCAAAACAGTATACTAGGTATACTTACTGGTATACAGTCTATATTAGTTTCAGTAGGTTCTGGACTTTTACCTAAAGTAGCTACTGATTCTGCTAAATTACTTAAAAATATTAATACCGTGGCTGATTCAATACTTAATTTATCATTTTTAAATTTTCAAGTAATGACTGCAGACCCAAATTTTAAATTACCAAAATTACCAGAATTACCTGAGGTACCAGACTTACCTAAAGTAGATTTACCTAAAGTGGATGTATCTAAAACACTAAAAACAAAACCATCATTAGATAAATTAAAAAAATCATAAGGAGTTATTATGACTAAAAAAGGTCTTGTAAAAATAATACGAGAAGTAGTTCGTAGAGAAGTACAAAAAGAAGTACAGAAGATATTTATAAAAGAAGAATCTTCACCTACTTTAAAAGAAATCATACCAGAAGTTGTTAATCCAGTTTCTTCATTTAAAAAAGAAGTAAAGTATTCTAGCAACTCAACAATTAATAATATTTTAAATGAAACAAGGGCACTATCAAAATCACAAAAAGATGAATATCCTACTATGAGTGGTGGGGCGTTTGATACAAGTAAGATGGCAGAATTAATGGGTTACGGAAAACCTGAGGAAGTTCAACGAGATATGGTAGCCGTAGACACTTTTAAAAGAGCAGGAGTTTCATCAGAACAAGTTCCAGAACACGTAACAAATGCATTAACACGAGATTACAGTAGTTTAATGAAAGCGTTAGATAAAAAAGGTAAATAATGGCAAGTGCAATAGAAAATGATTTGAATCCAAATATTACAATTGGTTTATCTTTTCCATTAGCAAAAGATAAGTTTCACGATTTTGCTATGACTAAAAATTCATTACAACAAGCAAGACATAATTTAAAAAATTTATTATTAACTCACGTAGGTGAAAGAGTAGGACAACCTGAGTTTGGTAGTAGGTTAAGAGAATTTTGTTTTGAACAGATAAATGATGAGTTACCAGTTCGACTTGAAGAAGAAGTGAGACAAGCGACTTCAACTTGGCTACCTTATATTAATATTCAAGAAGTAAACACATTAACAAACGAAGGTGACAGTAATCAAATTTTTGTAGAAGTAACATTTTCTACTACATTAAATCCAGATACATCAGAAGCAATAACATTAGATGCTGGTTATACAGCAGAACGAGTTTAGGAGTAATTAAATGGCTCGAACAAGTACAAAAAAAAATTTAGTAAAACAAGTAAATTATCTTAACAAAGATTTTAGTGATTTTAGA